CGGATCGGGTCGGCATTTGGGCGACTTCAGACCGAGGTACTCATACCAATACTCAAGCGTGTCGTCGCTATACTGACTCGACGCGGATTGATCGTGCCTATCGAGCTTGAAGGGCGTGACGTAAAGGTTAAGTTCACATCCCCACTAGCTCGAGCGCAAGACGGCGAAGACTTATTGGCTGTCCAACAAGCCGTGCAATTCGTATTGGGTACGTCTGGCCCCGAGCAAGTTCAGATCGGGTTTAAGATCGAGGACTTCGGTACATGGGCGGCGACTAAGACGGGTATGCCTTCTGAATTGGTGCGATCTGAGGTCGAGAAACAGCAGATCATCCAAGCTGGCGCACAAGCTCAGATGCAACAACAACAACCACAACAAATGGAAGCTGAATGACTTGGGAAACAATTGAGGGCGCAAGCCCAGATGCCAAGAGACAGAAAGCCAAAGCACAAGAACAGATAACAGAACTCACCAAATCCTATGCCCGATGCTTCAATACTGAAGACGGGCAGAAGGTATTGGAGGATCTGACGCGTCGCTTTCTATTCGATAACTCAACCGCCCTATCTAGCCAGAACGTCGCGTATGAAGCGGCGTATCACAATGGCGAGGCGGGTGTTATCCGTATGATTATCCACTACATACAGCAAACGGAGAGACTATGACGGAAGAACCGAAGAAGCGAACGCGTAAAGCGAAGCCCAAGTACGAGGTGGTTTGTGCTGAAACAGATCATCTTGATTTTATTAAGTTCGACATTGACTGGCTGGGCAACCTTGCCGATGAGTACCAGTTTGAGAAGTTTGAGTACCTGCACAAGTTCCGATCTTTTAGGTGCTACAAAGACGGACAACACGTTGATTGGATAGACGTTAACGACATAGCCTTGCTAAATGGCAAGCGAAGGCTTGAAGACATCAAGCTAAAACACCAACCACTGAGCCCAAAGAGGGCGATCATTAAATATCCTTGGAGATAAATCATGGAAGATCAGGCCGTAGAAAGTAACGACACCCTGCAATCATTAGTAGATGTCGCTGAACCCACATTAGGTGAAGGCGAATACTTTCTGAGTGATGGGATAAAGGGCGTTGGCGATCAACCCGAGTGGTACAAAGCCGACAAATACAAGTCAATCTCAGAGCAAGCCAAGGCATACACCGAGCTAGAGAAAAAGTTTGGCGGGTTCACTGGCTCACCTAAAGACGGGTACTCCGTTGTCGAGGGTGTCGAGTCAGACGACGAGTTGTGGCAAGAGCTGGTGTCGTTTGGCGAAAACAACAATATGTCTCAGTCTGCATTGAATGACGCATGGGAGCTTCTGTCAGCACAAGAGCAAGCCGTTGAAGAAGTCTCAATGGAGCTAGAGCTTCAGAAGCTAGGTGATAATGGTGTAGAGCGCGTCAAGGTTGTTGAGCAATACATGAAGAACAATCTCGATGGCGATTCATACGAAAAGCTACGTTATGCCGTAAACAGTGCTGAATCTGTCGAGCTAATCGAGGCGCTGATCAAGTCCACAGCCCCTGCTAAGTTGCCGATTGATGGCTATGTTCAGCCTGGTGGTGTCGAGTGGTCAGATATTGAGGCTGAGATGTTTAAGAAAGACGATAACGGCAATCTTCTTCGATCCGTTGATATGAATCACGAGCGTAAGATTCAGCGCATGATGAAAGAGTTTGGCGGTGATAAGCCCTACGTCCAGACGTTTGGCTAACACAAACAGATAGTGGTATCATTGCGAGATCGGATACCCCTTTTCTAAGGCCCGGTAGTTTTAGGTTGAACGACTGACCGGCTATCGGGTACTCAGTCCAAAATCTCTTAATCATTTTTTTAATTTGACATAGAGGAGACTGAATCATGTCAAAGAATCTTTCCGCAGTAGCGGTAACGGAATTTGACAGCATGGTCAAACACGCCTACCAAGGCATGGGCTTGCTGAAGAACACCGTTACTGTCCGCAACGCAGTTGTGGGTGATACATACAAGTTCCGTCGTATGGGCAAGGGACTTGCTAACCAAAAATCAACATCTGACCTCGTAACTCCAATGGACGTTACTCATGAGTTCAAGACGGCGACTCTCGCTAACTGGAACGCACCTGAGTACACCGACATTTTTGACGCGCAGGATGTTAACTTTGACGAGAAGCAAGAGCTTGCGAACACTATCGCTGGCGCTCTTGGCCGTCGTTGTGACCAACTTGTTATTGACGCGATGGATGCTTCTACTCCGCTGACTACTACAGTAGCGGCTGGCGGCACCAACTTGTCAATGGCTAAGGTTATCGACGCTCAGGTTGAGCTTCGTGATCAAGGTGTTCCTTCAACTGAGCTTTACGCGGCTATCGAAGCTGGCGGTTTAGGCGGTTTGTTGAACGACGAGAAAGCAACTAACGCTGATTATCAAAACATCAAGGCACTTGTTTCTGGCGAGATCAATTCACTTTGTGGATTCCAGTTCGTCATCTTAGAGACTCGTACTGAAGGTGGATTGACTGAAGCGGCAAATGTTGTTGACTCTTGGTTCTTCCAGCGTCCTGCTGTTGGCCTTGCTATCGGTATCGACATGAAGACAGAGATTAACTGGATTGCTGAACGTACCGCATGGTTGACTAACGGTATGTTGAAAGCTGGCTCTGTCGTTCGCGACGAGGGTGGTCTGGTTAAAGTTCAATACGACAAGACTGCATAAGGAGAAGTGAATCATGGCTTTTGATTACACAAAACTTTCTCGCATTGGCGGGATGGGCGATTCACAGAAGGTTTTTGCTTACGCTTCTTCTGACTCAATCGCTACTGTTACTGGCGCGAACTACTTCCTGCCAGCAATCAACGAACTTCAAGTCAACGATGTAATCATCGTAAGCGACTCGGACGCGGCGGCTGTGACTATCACTTTTGTGAAGTCTAACAGTGGCACTGCAATCGACTGCGCTTCCGGTACTGCACTCGGCGACAGCTAAGTTCTTCGGCCCCTTCGGGGGCCATTCTATTTTTGGGTGAGTTATGGCGAGTAAAATCGACTTAATCAGCAATGCGCTAATTCTGATCGGGGATACTCCGATTAACGCACTTACCGGTGGATCACGGCGCGAGACTGTCGCGAACAACTTATACGACAACATCGTCCAAAACGAGCTGACAAAGCATCGTTGGGGCTTTGCACGTAGAAAGGCGCAGATGTCTTTGCTGACGGATACACCGATTGATCCAAGTGGTTGGAAAAGCATTTACCAGCTACCCACTGATTTACTGTTCTTGATCACTGTTACCCCTGATTCCAACTATCAGATCTACGGTGACAAGGTTTACAGCAATTCATCTCAAGCCCTGTATGCGGATTACATTGCTAATGTGACCGAGGATGAGTGGCCCGTGTACTTTTCTAAGATGATTGAGTACGCACTGGCTATGGACTTCGCCGCAAGCATTAGAGACAGTTCTTCAGCTAGGGGTGAGATGGCCGCGGCCTATGTGAATGCATCCCGTATGGCGCGATTCACGGACTCTCAGCAACACCCTGTCCAACAAATAAGAAGTAACCCATTCACTACTGTGAGGTTCTAAATGGCTAAGACTCGATTTATTCAGTCTAGCTTTGTAAGTGGTGAGTTATCCCCGCTACTGAAGGGCCGCATTGATATCAACCAGTATTATCAAGCGGTTGAGACGGCTGAGAATGTCGTTATCGTTCCACAAGGCGGGATGCGTCGTCGTCCGGGTACTGAGTTTATTGGTGAATGCGTTAAGGGTATTTCAAAGAAATCACCGACGTACACGATGCCCAATGGCGGGACAACATCGGTACTCAATGACGGTAATGACGCCACAACAACGTCAACCACCGCAAGCATAAGCACAACCAACCCTTATATCGTGGCAAAGATGGACTTGTTAGTTGATCTTCCCATTGAGTTTGTGGACATTCGACAGATTAGCTTGTCAGCAGGGACAAGCACCCAGTTTAAAGTGCAGTATTCAACTGATGACGTGACCTATACCGACGCCGCAAGCGTCCCGTTAATTGGCACTAACCCGCAAAACTTCCGATTATTGCTTGGTCAGACGGCTAGATACTGGAGACTAGCTCGTATTGGTGCGACCGATTTGGGGTCAGCGACGATTACGATTGCTGGGCTGTCTCTATACGAAGAGTCGGCCATTCTTAGTACGCCTCGCTTAGTAGATATGAGCGTGGAAGACGACCGTCATTACCTTGTCGAGTTTACGCGGGACAATATCCGAATTTATCGCACTCCGAATACCAGGGTTGCAGATATAAAGCCCACATATAGCGGTCTAACATCGGCTCAAATAGAAAATATCCGTGTGGCTCAAGTTGAGAACGTCATGCTTATCGTTGGTGACTTTGCGCCAATGCGATTGGTAAACCTTGGAACGGATGATGATTGGGTAATTGATGAGATCCCTTTTACCAACGTACCTCAATACGATTTTGATGACGCACTAAGCCCTACCCCTGTCGATGAGATACAGGTTATGACGCTAGGTCATACTGGATCGGGCCAATGGAAGCGCGGAGATCGTTTCGAGGTAGACATTGAGGGCGTTCTTTCCAAGTCTATTAGCTTTGCTGGGGATTCAACTGCCGACGAGCAAGCCTCAACCGTGTTTAACATCCAAAAGAACCTGCAAGAGATGCCGGTATTTGGTGAGACAGGTGTAGCCGTAGCGAGAACAGGAACCCGAGCGTACACAATCACGATATCTGGCGAATCGACCAAGGATTTTGAGTTGTTCTCTGCGTATGTAACCGAAGGCTCTGCTGATCACGAGATTGACTTTACAAAGACGCAATCAGGCTCTCCACGTAAAGAAGACGTTTGGTCTGCTAATCGTGGATATCCAAACAGCATTTGTTTCTATGAAGGCCGATTGGTATTGGGCGGCACTGAGTCCAAGCCTCAATCAATCTTTATGTCTAAGACGGGTTCGTTCTTTGACTTTGACATTGATGACGGTGATGACGATGAGGCAATCTTTGCGACCATTTCATCTCGTAAGCTGAATGACATTGTTGACGTGTACCCAGGTCGTAACTTGCAGATATTTACGTCTGGCGCTGAGTTTGCTGTAACTAGTAAGCCTGTAACGCCTAGCTCAATCACGATTCAGCCGCAGACATCCCACGGTGCGAACAATGTTGAGGTCCAAGACGTAGACGGATCGACCATATTCGTAGACCGTCACGGCAAGTCCATCCTTAGTTTCTTGTATTCGTTTAATGAGGACGCTTACACGTCAGACGATAGATCGGTACTGGCCTCTCACTTAATCAACCAGCCGGTCGATATGGCCCTTCTAGCGGGTACTGCAAGTGACGACGCTAATTGGCTGTTTATCGTAAACAGTAACGGTGATGCCACAATCTTGAACACGCTGAGAAGTCAGGACATCAATGGTTACACAAGCTGGAAGACAGACGGCGACATCAAGAGCGTTTGCGTTGTCGATGATCAGCTTTATATCTCAGTAGAGCGCACGATAAACCTAGTGACCAGGCTGTTTGTTGAGCGCTGGGACTTTGACTATATGCTTGATTGCTCTACCAAGAAGGCTCGCACCAGCTCAAACATAACCGGACTGGACCATCTTGAAGCAAAGCAAGTGCAAGTGCTTGTCGAGACCGAGAACTATGTACTAGATCCTAGAGATGTATCTTCCGGACAGATAACTTTAGCCGCTAACGAGGAATACTCAGGCGACTATGAAGTCGGGCTATTGTTTGTACCTACTATTAAGCCAATGCCGCTGAACACAAACATCGGATCAGGCCAGAATCAGATGCGCTTGAAGAAGATCGTACGGATGAACGTACGTGTCTATGAGTCTTCGGGCATAAACATTGACGGCATTGCTGTACCTATTCGGGCGTTTGGTCCGCAAGGCTCAGAGTCACCACTAAATCCAAATGCAATCACCCCGACTAGTGGCATAATAGAAGACGTTTACGATATTAACGGCTGGGGCCGTGAGGTCATACCGACAATCACTTGTCCAGACCCTACGCCCATGCATATACAGATGATTGAATACGAAGTTGAGGGCAACTGATGAACCTTGCCTTACAGGATGGAATCTTCAAAGCGCAGGACTTGATGCTTCAGATGCCTCAAGCCGAGACGGTTGTGACTGATCACTTTGCTGACGGTCTATATGCGCGAGAGTTATTCATCCCGGCTGGCGTATGCTTGGTTGGCGCGTTACACAAGACCAATCATATATTCACAGTCTCAAAAGGCGAGTGCTACGCAGTGACGCACGAAGGCAAGGAACACATGATTGCACCGTATACAGGACAAACTAGGCCCGGCATGAAGCGAGTTATCTACGCAGTAACAGATACGGTTTGGACGACTTACCATCCTACCGATGAAACCAATCCAGAGAAGATTGCCGAGCAGATATTGGAGACTGAACAATGAGTTGGGTTATTACGGCGATTGCCTTAACTGCCGCTGGAACAGCAACGTCGGCTTACGGACAAATTCAAGCTGGCAAGGCGCAAGAAATACAGCTAAAAGAGCAAGCCAAGCAAGAAGAGCTTGCGGCTCAGAGTCAGGAGCTACAACGCCGTCAAGAGTTAAATCGGGCATTAGCGGCTAACGTCGCGGCACTCTCTACGGCAGGTATTAGCGGGGAAGGCACTCCAGCAAGTCTGGCATTAGCGAGCGCAGAACAAGTTGGATTAAGCGAAGCCACTATTGATCTATCAGAAAGGCTAAGAAGGGCGTCACTAGAGCGTCAAGCGCAAACAGCAAAAGGCACGGCATACATTGGTGCGGCAAGTACATTGTTAAGTGGCGGCGCAAAGGCGGCAAGTCTAGGCCAAAGTCCTAGCGAATAAGGCGAATAGTAATGGCTCAGAAGCGCATTGATTACTACGGACAGTTTACGCCAACAGGTGTAGACACCTCTCAGGCTAAACGCTTGCAAGCTCTCTCTGGCTTGGCTGAACAGGTCGGGGACATTGCGTTTGAGGTTGGCGCTAAGATCCAAACAAAGCGCGGTCAAGAGGCAGGCATTGCGTCTGGTATGGAGGCCGCAAAGGATAGCGAGTCGCCAGAAGCCCCAGAACTTCGAGAGGGCTTTCTCTCTCAAATCTCTATTTATGATCAGGCATACAACGAAGCGGCACTGAACGCTTATAGCTCTGGTATTCGTGTTGATGGCCGCAAGAAGCTCATGGAGTTTGAAGAGCAGTTTGCAGATGAGCCTGACCCAGAGAAATTTAATGACCTATGGGAAGGCTATGTCACTGGCGTGACCAAAGGCTTACCACCGGAGATGGCGGCGAACCTA